GGGGAGGCCGTGAACCCGTCCACACGGTACTGCCGGGATGTCGGCAAGTACTGTACCCAGTGTCCGTTTTGTTCTTTCGACCCAACGGATGAGAGCGCCTATTATGACGATACCCTTGTTTACTGTCCGCTCAATATGGCAGCACTCCCGAAAAACTGGGTGCTTTATTATAGCCCGAGCGACTGGACATCCAACGTGGAGCTGCTGGACGGTACGGCCAAATTGGTGCAGGGATATTTTACTTTGCTCTATGCTGATGAGTTCTGGTTTACAAGCGGGATCAACGACCCGGACAACGACCATATGACCTTCACGCTTCACTCTTCATTCCCTCGCTATTGGTTCCGAATGGGCTTCCCGAATGATGAATCTGATTCGAAGGAATGGATGTGGAAGTTTTACAAGTATGACCCATCGGCAAATACCTACACGGATTCGGACAATTACCGGGTCCCTCTTTGGCCGAATGACCCTGTTAGGCTTCAGGCATATATCCGGGGAGATAATGCCGGCTTCCTGTTTTATACCCATGTCATGGCTTCATCCTGTGACATCTATAACACGCCATTTTACCCGTCTGACATTCAGGTGCAGCTTGGCTATTTGCCTTATGGCTCTCATCTTGTTTTCCCGAAATCATACGAAGAGAACCTTCACAGCTGCAACAATCAGGTTATTCCAGACACTCCTTCTACGACTGACCCAGAGGGAAATGAAATCAAATATGACAGCGGCGCCACGGATTACACCAATCCGCTTATCACAGCGGATATGCTCAACACCATTCAATCCAATATGCCGGTCACAGAGTATATGCCCTGCAATGTTCAATGGAGGGGCAACCCGGCATTTGAAGCAGGGGATGTGGTGACGCTCACAGACCGATATGGAACCGTGTGGAGCGTGCCGATCATGAAGCAAACTTTTGACTTCAAGGGCGGTCTGAGTGCCACCATCAATGCTCCCGGGTTGACAGAGGAAGCGGCGAAATTCAGCGCTTCATCCTCTATGGACCGTTCCGTGCGCCGTGTCCGTGCGGACCTGAAAAGACAGAAAGCAACGAGCTAGGAGGTGGAGTCATGCCGGAGAAATTAGTGACGGAAGAGGTCTGCGCCTTGCGAGTGAAAGCCTTTGACGAGCGTTTTCAACGAGACAAAGAGCGCTTGGAAAAAATCGAAACGCTCACTCAGGAGGTCAGTAAATGCAACATCCAACTGACCGAAATTATCCGGAGCCAGGGTGAAACCATCCGGGATCATGAGGAGCGATTACATGAAATCGAACGCCGGCCGAGACTGTGGTGGGACAACATCACGGCTGCCATCGTGGCTGCCAGCGTGTCGGCATTCATATCTTTTTTGCTTTGAGTTCTACACATACACATCACTATACACACAATGGAGGTGCGGTCAATGATTACCATTGACGATGTTTTATATGTGCTACTCACTGTCGCTCTGCCTTTGGTATTGCGATATGCTTTTCAATTTATCTCGCTGAAGGTTGCTGATGCAAACCACGCAGCTGCTCTCGATGCTGTTTTCAACTCTGTTGAATTCGTGAATCAGACCTTTGTAAAGGCTCTGAAGCGAGAAGGAAATTTCGATGATGAAGCAAAGCAAATCGCTTTTGAAAAAGCGAAATCGGCAGCGCTGGAGGTCATGGAAGCAAGTACGAAAAGGTGGCTCACAAAAACTTTTTCAGACCTTGATTCATGGCTCACAATTCAAATTGAGAGTGCCGTAAAAAACTCTAAAGGAGTTGAATCACAATGACTGAACAGCAACTTCGAAAGCAAGTTGTAGCCATTGCACAAGGCTGGATCGGCTGCAAAGAGAGTGACGGCAGCCACAAAAAAATTATTGATCTCTACAATTCACACAAGCCGCTCGCTCGTGGTTACAAGGTAAAATACTCCGATGCGTGGTGTGCAACGACTGTCTCAGCGGTCTTCATCAAGGCCGGACTGACAGACATTGCACCGACTGAATGCAGCTGCGCAAAGATGATTGAGCTCTATAAAAAAATTGGTCGATGGAAAGAATCAGACTCTTACAAACCATCGGCCGGAGATCTTGTCATGTACGATTGGGACGATGATGGGAAGGGTGACAACACCGGACATCCGGAACACGTTGGCCTTGTTGTAAGTGTTGCGAACGGAAATATTTTGGTCATTGAGGGAAACAAAAACAACTCTGTTGGCTATCGCAACTTGAATGTGAACGGCAAGTACATCAGAGGTTTTTGTCTGCCAAAATATACCAGCAAAGCATCCGAAGAGGCTCCGAAAAAATCTTCTTCAGCTGTTGCGCCGGCACGCAGCAAGGACAAATCGGTAAGGTCTGCGGTGGTGTTCAAGGTGACTGCAAGTGCCTTGAATGTTCGCTCTTCAGCGTCCAGTACATCATCAAAAAACATTTTGAAAACTATTCCGAAAGGTACCAATGTGGTGTGGTACGGGTACTACACCGACTCCTGGTACCTGGTGCAACTGCCGGATAAACATACGGGCTACGTGCATAAAAATTACATTGCGAAGGCATGACAAAAAGGCTGCGAATTTTTTTCGCAGCCTTTTCATCTGTCTGTCATTCTCATAACCAATGTTCGGAATGCTTCGACTTCAACCGCTTCCAACTTCCGGATCGCTGAGTACAGCGCTCTTGCGTCCGGATGATCGTAAATGTCTTGAGCGATTTTCAAAATTTCAGAATTGAGATTCGACTCTCCATCAAGCGACTGTCCATCGGATGTGAGGTCGATTTGTGACACGCCTAAGATCTCGCTTAGCCTTCTCATCTTCTCTGGTCGTGGGTATGCTTTGCAGCTCAGGTAGTCGCTAAAGGTACCACGACTTACTCCTAGCTTCTCTGCTACCTGAGCCTGATTCATGTAGCTTTTGGCCACAAGATGTTTCAGGTTTTGGGCAAAGATTTCTCTTTCTGTCACCGGGGCTTCCTCTATTCTCTTTTTGTAAAAAGTTTACCCTTCACTCTGCTAAACTGTCAACAACCAGAGATTACCGAACAAACGAACTAAAAACCGACCGCAAAGCGGGCGCCATCATCGCCATAGGCGATACAGGGTGTGGGGAGACCCCACGTAGCCGACAGTTGGCCAATTTGGCCAATCTGTCTTTGCTTGCTACGTTAAGATTGGCCTTGACAATCTCGGAAAATCTTGGTATATTATAAGCGTAAAAGTGTACGAAAATTCTGAACGTTATTAACAAGTGCGAAGTGCAACGGAGCGAACAGCTGGAGGTGTGGCGTTATGGCAAAAGCAAAATATGATTATATAAAGCTGCGTGTAGACGAGGCCGAGCGTGCCATGCTGGAAGGCATGGTAAAGGCCGGCCAGGCGCCCACGCTATCAGACGCCGCCCGGAAGCTGGCTTTCGCTGAGAAAGCAAATTTTGATCTCGCTGAGTCCGTGACTCAGTACCTTCAAGAAATTGCGCAGATCCATTTGGAGATGCGCCCGCTGATTTTTAATCAGCTGGAAAACCGTGCGCTTTTGGAAAACGACTTAATGCAACTGGAGCGGCAGGTTGCTGAACTTGCGAAGAGCGCTGCCAAGCTGTCTAAAGCAGTGAGGAAGGGGCTGTAGCTATGGCCGTCCTGAGAAACCCTATTGCCGTCCGGGGAACACCGAACGAATGTATTAGATACATTCAGAACAGCCAGAAGGCTGTGGCGTCCAGTCAGACCATGAATGTCATGGCATATATGCAAAGTCATTGCATAGAAGATATTGAATCCGTGGGTTACAACGGATGCTCCGGCATTCGCTCCGTAGCGAATGAGCAGTTCCTTATGGCCCAAGCGTTGTACAGAAAAAGCCATAAGGAATACCAGGAGCAGACAGTCATAAGGTCTGTTGCGCAGCACCTTGAAGCCTTTGACTTGAAGTGGCTGCCGGACAAAATCAAGACCATCCCCCCAGAAGATGCGGACAGCATGATGCCGTTGCAAACAGCTCTCGAAGTGTGGAACAACAAAGAGAGCTCGGTCGAACAAATGGCCGAAGCATACCGGGTGATGTCTGCATATAAAATCGTCTCCAAAAAATCGGAAATCGATGCGCACCATTTTGTCCTGTCGTTCCATCCGGAGGATAATCCCTCGGCCGCCAAGGTACAATCGGTCGTTGACCAATTCATGGCGCATCCATATTTCGAAGGATTCCCGGCCTTGTCAAACATTCATTTTGACCGGCCGCACAAACACGCACACGTGCTTTGCTCGAACTACCATTCTTCCGGCACCCGTAAACTTTCTATCAAGGGAGCGAAGGTTGCTGAGCTGAAGCGCCACCTGGACCGCATCTGCTATGAGCACGGTCTGTCCATCATTGACAGCCGAGAGATGCGGAAGGATCCCGAGTACTCCAAGTGGCTTGATGGAGTCATTGCAGAAGGCAAAGTAAAAGTCCGCAAGCCCGTGGAGTTCGAAGAGGAAGAAGATAAGCTCAGAAGAAAGCAAGCGCAAGCTAAGAGAATCAGCCGGAAGAAAAAAGGAAATCAAAATTATAAAGCGCATCATGCGAGCCAGGTTGCCGAGAGATCGGCAACGCTCGATGCCACCCCGAACATTCATCCGGCCGTGAGAGAAGATCTGAAGGACTTTGCAAGAAATGATCTTTTCGTTGGTGACGGACAGTATATCAAAGCCACAATGCAATCTCGCCTCCCCCATGAGCTCCGGCAGCTCCCGGAAATCGAACGGAGGAAGCGAACAGCAGAAGCGGAAGCAGCTGCCCGGCGCAAGCGAGCCCAGGAAGAAGAACAGTGGCGCCGGGTTTACTGTGTACGAGTTTATATCTATGACCGGAGCTATCACCGGTACCGGCAACGGAGTCTCATTGAATTGCTCTTTGAGCTTGCGAAAGTCATTCTCACAAACGAGAGCCAGTTCTTTGAAAAGAACTATCCGGTCCAGTATGATAACTTTGTATTGAACAGCCCGACCAACTGGAAGATCCAAAATATGATCGACTCCATTTCCACCACGCAACGGCTGAACGTAAGAACACCGGCAGAGCTGGACCGCCGTGTGGAAGAGATTGGTGCAGCCATTGGTGAAAAGCAAAAAGCCGTCAATTACGACAAGCGCACGATGGAGCGTGGCCGTTTGCTTTACAATGCTATCATGACCTGGCGAGATGAATCCCAGCCAGAGGAAGCCCGGAAGGCCGCCTATGCTATCCTTGCCCGGAACAAATGCACCACCGATGATAAGATGGATAAGTTTGTGGGAAAGTACGAAGCTGCGTGCCACCGCATTCCTCGAAACGAGGAACAGCTTCAGGAACTCCGCAAGGAATACCGTGCCGCCAAGAAAGCGCAGGGCTCTTTGCTGGCCGCAAATGCTCAGTGCCAGGATTATTCTGTAGCTATCAGACAAGCTATGGAAATGACACCAGAGGATGCCGCAAAGAGAAAGCGAGACCTGACCACGATTATTGCCGGCGCTGATAAAAAGACGGCAGCTCCCCAAATCACTGCCCCGAGAAATACGGTGGCAGAAGAAGCCGAGAAGGCCGCCCAGGCACTCGAAGAGAAACTTCCCGTGGAAGTGTTCCACGAGGCGCTGCCTGTTGAAGAACAGCAGCAGTACATCGTCTGGGTGCGGGGGCTCCGGGCCCAAAACAACCGACAAGCGGAAATTACCACCGCTCAGGCTGAAAGGGTTTTGTCTGATACGCTCCGGAGCCGTGGCCAACGCTACGACCGGAACGAGTTCCAGGATCTTAATTATCTCATTCAGCAGACCGCTCAGTTGGAAGCGAGCCTCCGAACGGAGGGAAGCAAGCTGGATCGAATTTTGGAGCGCTGGGAGAAAAGCACAGACCCCTCCCTCCCCGATGCCGAATGGAAACAACACCGCAGCTACATCGAATGGTGCGGACTTGACCCGGATAATTCTCTGGATCTGTCCAACCTTCAGGCAGAACGTGAGCTCGTTGACCTTCAGCTCCAACAGGCCATTGCCATGCGGGAAGCCCTGCTTCATACTGCGGATCAGTGGAGAGGCCATAACAACCTTGACCGTGCCGAAAACAATCTGGCCTGGACAAAGCAGCGTGAACAGGAGCTCAAACAGCAGCTTCACGATATCCGGGAAAGCCGGCACAAACTCTGGGAAATTGCCAGCAATTGTGAAAAGGCTGCCCGGCGCCGGATCTTTGCCGGTCCCCAGTGGCAGAAGGTCACTCATTACCGCAGCCTGTGGTACGACAAGGTCCGTCAGCAACAGGAGATCGAAAAGAAACTGGAGGAAATCAAGCGCAAAAAGAAAGACGCCAAGCGAGAGGTGCGGGAAGCACGCAAGGAAGCAAGGCGTCTGGAAAAAGGCGATACCGAACACGGAAGCACGGATGCTCCCAACGGCGGTACCCGCTGAGTGTTTATTGTCATGATAAACATACACATACACATAAACACAATGGAGGGATAGCCCATGGAAACGAAATACTATAAAGTTTGCCGGGTCAAGTGCCTCCGGTGTGGTGATGTTCTGGAAACGGTCAATCAGACCAAGCAGAGCTCCGGCCGCCTGATGCTGTGCAGCTGCAAGAAGGTGGGCCTTGACCCTTCCGCATTTATGTTTCGGATCCTCGGTAACGAAGAGGATTACGAAGATCTGTCCGAGGAGTGGCCGGCAGAGCCGGCCCCCCATCAACCCCTGGAGGACCGGTTGACCGCCTTCTATGACAAGCCGATAGAAGAAATCGGCCGCATCGAAGGTGACCGGGAATACGACTGGGGTACTTCCGGAAAAAGTCTGTATGAAATAGCCCGGCAAATACCACCCAGCGCCGCTATGCGGATGGTCCAGCAAGCCGAATCTGACGAGGAGCGGCAATTCTGGGCTTACATTTGCGAGATGAATCTTCAGCGAGCCCAACAGGAAGCCATTAAGAACAACTTGTTTTGACAACGGAGGTAACGAATATGAAAAACGGTTTTTATGAGATGCAAGAATCTTTCAGCAGCAACATGGCAGCTTTCATGGAAAAGCTGGATAACATCGAAGCAGAGCTTCCCCTTACGCCTGTTTCCATCGGCAGCTTCTTCCAGGGCGGTTTCCACGGCCATCTTGCCCTCCGTCTGGCAGATACCCACGGGCTGGATGTTTGTGCCATGCACGATGGCGAAGATCTTCTCCATGTGTTCAATACCTTCCGTTCTCCCTCCGGACAGCTCTGCTATCTGGATGCCCGGGGCGTGACGGATGATGCTGACCTGTTCCTGGCTCCCTTTGATGGAGATGTTTCCATGCTTTCCGGTCCCTACACTCGGAAGGAAACGGAGCAGATGATACGAGATAGCGGCTGGGCTGTCTTTGAAGAAGATGCTATTTCTAATTCCATGGTGGATTGGATCCTTTCCTCCTACTCTGAGAATTTTGCGCCGGCGCTCCAGGCCAAAGAGGTAAAACCTTCTTTGGCTGCTCAGATCGCCAACGCAGCTTCCAAGGCTCCCGTTTCCCCGCTTCCCGGAAAATCGAACGAAAGGGAGTTTTCCAAATGACCACTTTTAGAGAGTTTCTTGCCGAACAATTGCAGGACCCCGAATTGCGCAAATGGTGGGAGGGTCGTAACGAGCTGCTTGTTCGACAAGTAAACGCTACTATGACGCTTTCCGATATGCCCCTTGATGAAATGGACAAAATGCGGATCCGTTTTGCTGCGGAGCACCCGGAACTGATTGACGCTATGCTGGACGAACTGATCCGGGAGCATACCGTGGACACGCAGCTCTTCGATGCTGCCATGGCCGAGCACCAAGCCAATCCCAAGACTTTCACCATGGAGGAAGTCGGGAGGATGCTGTCCGGCGAAGAATCGCCGGATGAATGAAAAAACGAGGGGTAATAGACAGGAAGGGTGGGCACCGCCCAGGAGGCCCTGAGAGGCCCAGAGAGCCGTTCTAAGCGAGGTGGACCACTAACCCTCGGACGGACGGAACGCCCTCCCCTGCCCTGCTGTGAGCCTGCTAAAGCCAAAAATAAGCAACAAAAAACCGTGGCACCGCAAGGATCTGCAGTACCACGGACTCTCCCCCAGTTCCACTACAAACGAAAGGAGAACACCTTCATTATAGGAAATTTTACCCATTTGTCAAGATGGAGGTTTACAATATATGACTCTTGTTGACCTAAATGAAAGAAAACTACCTGCCACACATCCCCATTTAGCCGCCGAGTGGCACCCTACCAAAAACGGAAATTTAACCCCCGACCAAGTTACTTCTGGAGTCCATAATAATGTTTGGTGGCAATGCGCAGAGGGCCACGAATGGCAAGTAAAAGTATATGTCCGAGCGGCAGGAAACAACTGTCCTTATTGCTCAGGTAGGCGTATTATACCCGGGGTTACCGACTTCGCTTCCACACATCCCGACATTGCCGCCGAATGGCACCCTACGAAAAATGGTAACTCTCTTCCCTCTCAAATAAAAGCCGGCAGCCACAAAAAGTTCTGGTGGAAGTGTTCTGAAGGTCACGAATGGCAAGCTTCTGTAAAAAACCGTGTTCACGGAACCGGCTGCCCTTACTGCGCCGGGAATAAACCTAAAGTCGGACAGAATGATCTTGCTGCCGTTAATTCAAAACTCGCTGCGGAATGGCACCCTACCAAAAACGGTGGTTTGACGCCCGACATGGTAACTGCCGGTAGCGAAAAAAAAGTATGGTGGCAATGTTCTGAAGGTCACGAGTGGCAAGCTAGAATTAACAGTCGATCACTTGGAAACGGCTGTCCTTATTGTGCTGGGCAACGGGTCATCCCCGGACAGAATGATCTTGCTTCGGCAAATCCGGAATTAGCTGCCGAGTGGCACCCTACGAAAAATGGAGGATTAACCCCGTCAGCCGTTATGGCCAGATCTCCACGGAAAGCATGGTGGCAATGTTCTGAAGGTCATGAGTGGCAATCATCTATTGCCAGCCGTGGAAACAATCACGGTTGTCCTTATTGTTCCGGATTGCGTGCAATCCCAGGAAAAACGGATCTTGCTACTACACATCCCGACATTGCCGCCGAATGGCATCCTACCAAAAACGGATCCCTCCTTCCCTCCCAGGTAAAAGCTAATTCCAGCAATAAGTTCTGGTGGATGGGGCAATGTGGACACGAATGGGAAGCACTTCCTAGCAACCGAGTCAAAGGAAACGGCTGTCCTTATTGTGCTGGCAGACTTGTTCTTACTGGTTTTAACGACCTTTCTACTGTGGATCCAGAACTTGCCGCCCAATGGCACCCTACAAAAAACGGCAAAATAACACCCGTTCAGGTTTATTCTGGGAGTCATTCGAAGGTTTGGTGGCGCTGTTCTGAAGGCCATGAATGGCAAGCAGCTCCACGAGCCCGGCTCCATAATGGCACCGGCTGCCCAGTATGTGCCGGCAAACAGATTGTTATTGGTTTCAATGATCTTGCCGCCATAAATCCTGAGCTTGTCGAAGAATGGCACCCCACAAAAAACGGAGATTTCACACCTCAAAAGGTTACTGCCGGCAATAACACAAAAAAGGTTTGGTGGTTAGGAAAATGTGGTCACGAGTGGCAAGCTACCATTTCCAGCCGATCTTCCAGAGGGCTTGGTTGCCCAATTTGTGCAAATAGAACCGTCCTTCCTGGCTATAACGATTTGGCTACGACCCATCCTCTGCTTGCCGCCGAATGGCATCCCACCAAAAACGGCAATTTAACTCCACGGATGGTTATTTCTGGCACACCTAAAAAGGTTTGGTGGAAATGTTCTCAAGGTCACGAGTGGAAAGCTCAGCTGTCAAACCGTGCATCAGGAACCGGCTGCCCCCATTGTTCTGGTGAGTTGAAAACTTCTTTCCCCGAACAAACCATTTTCTACTATTTCAAGCATCTCTCCCCTGCCTTCAATCGTTATCAGCATAACGGAAAAACCGAAATTGATGTGTATATGCCGGAGTTCCGATTTGGTGTTGAATATGACGGCCCTTTTCACCAAACCGAGGAAGCTCAGGAGCGAGACGCCCGTAAAAACGCCGTCCTGGCTGAAGCAGGGATTATGCTGGTCAGAGTTAAGGAGGTTGATAATCTCATCGGTTATACTGATTCTGACACCATTATCTATTGCAAGCCCAATTCTTCAAATCTCTACATGAACGAAGTTGTCCGGAAGCTCGTTGTCCGGCTTAATGCTAAGTCCCGGCAATCCTTCATCGTGGATGTTGATGTAGAACGTGATCGTTGGGACATTTATGCTCAGTACATCTCAATGATAAAAGAAAACAGCCTAGCCGAGAAGTTCCCCGACATTGCCGCCGAATGGCATCCTTCAAAGAATGGTGTCCTTACCCCGCACAAGGTTTTTGCTGGGAGTCACACAAAAGTCTGGTGGAAATGCTCAACCTGTGACCATGAATGGGAGACTAAAATAAATACTCGGACAAGAGGAAGCGGTTGTCCTATCTGCGGTAAAAAGATACAGATTAAGGGTAAGATTCAGACACAAATTGCGTCTGTTGGCTCTCTTGCAGACAATTATCCAGAGCTTGCCGCCGAATGGCATCCTACCAAAAACGGATCCCTCCTTCCTTCGGAAGTTACTCCTTTCAGCGGAAATAAAGCGTGGTGGATCTGCGAAAAAGGCCATGAATGGGAATCTCTTGTTTCCAGGCGAAGCTCCGGAGCTGGTTGTCCTTATTGTTCCGGCCGGCGAGCAATCCCTGGCGAAACTGATTTGGCTACCACTAACCCTCGTCTTGCAGCAGAGTGGCATCCTTCAAAGAACGAAGGCATTTCCCCATCTTCAGTGAAAGCAAATTCAGGGAAAGACGCTTGGTGGCTATGCTCCACCTGTGGCCATGAATGGAAGGCCCGAATTGTACGCCGTAATCATGGTGCCGGATGTCCCCAATGCAAAAAGGAATAACGATTCAATAAATAACCCCCTGGATTTCTCCAGGGGGTTGTTTCATTTAGCTTCTCTGCTGATCCTTACACATCTGGTTTTTTCAAGATCTGCGAGATATTTTGCAAAGGTCTTCTCTTTCAATTCACTTTCACAGTAAGTTGGAATGCGGCAAGTCAGGTAACAGGACCGGGGATAAATTATCTTGTTCGCTGTTGCAATGATTTTATCCAAAACACGCTGCGTATGGTTTCTCACATCTGAAGCGCTGAATCGGAGCAGAGGAAGGCTGTTGGATTCAAAGAAATAGTCTTTAATTCGGTCATTTGCGAACTGCTCCGGATCCTCGTTGTGGTGGCTTCCGTCAATTTCAATACCAAACAGCGGCTTCCAATTATCATCCATTGCAACAAAATCACAGTGCATATAGGAGATCTTCATGGAATAGGCTGTTTTGCCGGCACAGAAAATATCCCTCAGCTGAACATGGGGGAAGAAATCGAAATTCTCTATCATTGCCAATAAGCAACACAGATATTTTTCTTCTAAGCTGTCAAAATAGCCGCTCTTTACCGTGACATTCTCCGACTTGTGTTCGCCATCTTCTGGGTTGTCACTATAATACATCGGCACCCGATGTTTGCCGGCGAGGTCATATCTCATCGGTGATTTCTTTGTGTCTGCTATTTCCTTGTAGCGAGGATGTTTTGTGAGATCATATTTCTTGAAAATACCGCCCTGATTGCCATAGATAACCACGCAGCTGTCATTGTCCATTTTCCGGAGTTCAGCGCCGGTGATTCTCTTATCCCCCAGCCGATGAGCTACCTTGTCGCAGATATCCACGTTCGGAGAGCCCAGGAATACATAGCTATCGCAGTTGGTAATAATGCCTTGTGCTGCCTTATCGTACTCTTTCTCCAGCTGCGCTTCATCCTGCAATGCGATCATACAAGAAATGTTTCTGCTTCTAACCATGGCCATCTTATAGTCAAAATCCGGGATTCTGCCCGTGCAGACGAAATCATCCAGGATAAAGCGGATATGGTGCTTGTTCTCCTGATTGCACAGAATATCGAAGAGCTGGCTGTAAAAAATGCCGGCAAGCCAGTTTTTAGACGGATCTGTGTCCGAAATAATCACGAACAGCGCCGTTTTTTCTTCTGACAGCTCCTCCAGGTGGATTGTATCTGTGGCCGTGATATTATCAAACTCTTTCAGGTTAAAGTTCTGAAGGTAGACTTCCGTTGTTACCAGGATGCTAGAGGCCGTTTCCGGCGCCGCAGCAGCCTTAAACACCTTGTATTGCTTTACGGCAATATGATTGGGATTCTTCGCTTCCAGCTCCTTAAACAGAATATCTAGGGTGGATTCAAAATCGGCATCAATGGCTTTAATATCATGGCAGCGCAGGAGCATCATGACATTATGGAAGGTCTGACAATCGAGGGTATATTCTTCGCAGAGAAGAAAGCAGATGGCCGACAAGAGAGCCTTGCTGGAGTTGTCCCAGAACGGATCCTTGCCTTGACCAAATTTGGGGTTCAGGTTTATAAGCAGATAATCGATCAGCTTGTAAACATCCGCTTGGCATTTTACATAGCGGAAGGGGTTGTATGTGTCGGAGTGCTCCAAATCCACCAGGTTCAGCACTTTGATCTTATAGCCTTCTCTTTCCAACATCGATCCCAGCTCAACCACGAGGGTTCCCTTCGGATCTGAAATGACATAATTGCAATTCATCTGCATAATGTTGGGCTTGATGAAGTGCCTGGTTTTGCCCCGGCCGGATGAGCCCACCAGCATAATGTTGTTATTCAGATGGCTTTCCCATGTGTCCAGGGTGAGAAATTTGTTTTGCGCTAAGATAGTGCCATTTGGATCATGGCCAATATCAGAAAACAAACCCATTCAGTAATTTACCTCCTGTTAAGTAAGAGGGCCCCCCAAGGACGGGAGGCCCTGCAAGTCATAAAGATGTGTATATTTATGTGTATAATGATGTGTAGGATATTACCGGCCACCCGGCGCAAACGAAACTTCCGCTTTCCCTCCAATTACCACACCATGCTCCTTGTCTTTCTGGAAGGCTGCCAGCTGCGCTTCATGCCTCACCTGGGCGCTTTGGATCCTGGCATCCAGAGGAGGATGCTTCTTCTGCTGTCCCATAAGTTGCTGTGCTTCTTGGGGTGCCTTACCAATGGACGCCACAGGATCGAACGGCCGCAAAACCGGGTTGCCATTCTGGAATACCTTTTCCGGATGAAGTTCGCCCAGGCGCTCTCTCAATGCCTGTTGGACCATCGGATTCTGCTCACGGTGGGCTTGACCGATAACGAAATTACGGGACAGGTTCTCGTTGGTCAGAGCCGCACGGCGCACTTCCCAGTCGTTATCTCGCATACCCTTGATGAGCAGCTGCTCCGGGCAGTTAGGGTTTTCCATGATAGCCTTTCGCACGTTATGGTCCCGGCTGTCCGGATGATGTTCATACAGATACATGAGCACATCCCGGTTGCCGAGGGTGGCCAGATCATAAGAGAGATCCTTCAGCTGGACGCCTTTCTTCAGCCCCATTTCCACCATGTAATTGAAGGTGGCTCGCTGCTGCTCATTCTCCGGCTGGAAGTTCCGCACGAAATTGGCCAGCACTTCCGGCTGTCCCTCCAGAAGTCTATCATCGAACTTATCCCGGGGATTACGGGCCCGGGGGAAGACATCAGAGCGCTTCGGGAAGTTATCGCCCATTTCCTTCTTCATGATTCGCCGGACAGTCAGGTTCGGACCCAACGCAATGACATTTCTGGTCTGCTCCGGGGTGTCCGACCGCAGAGCTGCATAAGCTCGCATCTGACCGTCACCGGACCGCAATGCCTGAGCTACAACATCCTGGGGCATATTCGGACTCTGCACAATGGCAGCCTTAATGCCGGCGCCAATGCTGGAGTGCTCATATTCTTTGTACATTTTCCGCAGCCATTCCGGATCAGCGGTTGCAGCGTGCTCCAAAAGCCGCTTTTCAAATTCCCTATCCCTCAGACGGAACAGGTCTCTCATCCTCTCAAAGAAGGATTGTCTTTCTTCTGGCATAGCTAAAACGCTCCTTTCAAAAATTCTTCTACCCTATAGATACCGGATTTTCGCTTGAATTTCCAAATCAATTTTCAGAATCCAACAATCCATCCAAAAATTCGTCCGGAGGATAGTTATGCAGAGAAGGACACTCCCCTTCATAAGGGCATTCGTCCGGGCATTCTTCATAGCATTTCGGCTTTTCACCCTCCGGGAGATCCGGGAAAGCGGTGATAGGTCTTCCTGCGCACCGGCGCCGGCCATACTTGCAGCAATCCAAGCATTCCTCTCTCATGGGCACCGGCTCCTGTCCAAGCTGCCTAGAGAAGTCGGCATCCTCCGGATTTGCCGGGTTCGGGATTTTGAAAATAGCAGTCAGAGATTTCGCCCCGTTGTAGCTGCTGATGTAAATATCAACCGGTCCAACATACAAAACTTGTTCTTCATAGTCCAGGAAGGCAAAGCCCGGCTCAGACTCCCAGAGCTCCCGGTTGCGAGCTTCCTCCAAAGGAACATCATCGAACTTACAGGCTCGGAACAGATATTGCCCGTTCAGCTTCACCCACGGCTCCGGATCATTCGATAAGCTCCATGCAAAGGAAACAACACCGGTACCGTATTGAGCCTTCCAGGAAGCCGTCAGCGCCTCCAGGGCGGGAATAATTTCAGAACGCTTCATATCACAACCTCCTTATCTTTCACCGAAGCCAGGAAAGCTAGGGCCACTGTGGCCACCCGGCTTAATCCCACCAAGACCAATCCCCTGCTGTTGCTGTTTTAGTCTTTGGCTTTCCAGCTGTTCCAGGCGCTTTTTCTCAGCCCTGGCCATCTGATCTGCCAGACTCGGTTTTCTTGGCGGGGTTGTAGTACGAATAAGGTTATCCGTAAATTGGTTAGCTGCGTCAATGCCGGCTTCCATCACGGCCTGGGCAAACTCGCCGGCAGCATCCCTTTCTTCAGGCATATTGTTTTCCTCCTCTTATGTTGATGTTTATGTGTATGTGTATAATGATGTGTAGAAACCCATTCTCACAGGAATAGCATACTACACTAACAGTCCAATAAAACGGACACAATCTTATTTTTCTGTTGGCTGTCTGTTCTTCCAGATCTTTGTCTCAGGCTTCTCCAGGCGCTTTGCAAAGCTGCGGTCAGAATCCGGCCGGAACCCGGGAAGCATAACATCATAAAGCGCCCGGGTGAAAACTGCGAGCTCACCATAATTCAGCATGATATGAACTTCCCGCTTTTCGGGGTCAAAGTATGCCAGCTCTGTCAAAGTGCGAATGAGATCTCCGCAATATTCAGCCTGTTTGATCCCCGCTTCTTCATACTGGCTCGCCGCTGCTTCCAGCACATACATAAAGCCATCGAATTCCGCTTCAGTCATGGTCGCCCTGAAACC